TGAGCAGCCAATCCCGGCTTATCCAACAGAAGCAATCCGAGCAGGCTTATAAGCGGCTTATGACAAGCCTTTCCCATGATGTGAAAACCCCTCTTGCCTCTCTGGTGGGCTATTTGGAGGCCGTGGAAAGCAAGATGGTGACTGGGGCCGAGCAAGAAGAATACATTCGGGTGGCTGCGGAAAAAGCGCACCATCTGAAAGAGTTTGTGACTGTCCTGTTTGAATGGGTGAAGCTGGACGCCGGGGAACAGATTTTTCATTTTGAGCTTTGCGATTTGAACGAGCTTTCACGCAATATTATGGCTGACTGGGTGCCGCTGCTGGAAAGTCACGATCTTACCTATGAGATAGAGATACCTGAAACAGAATACATGACAAGAGTTGATTCCACCGCCTACACCCGTATTCTCAATAACCTGCTGCAAAATATCCTGACGCACAGCGTTGCAAGCCAAGTGTCCCTCACTGTGACCGAAACGGAGCAACAGGCAAAAATTGTTGTTGCCGATAATGGGAAAGGGATTTCCGCCTCTGATCTTCCCCATATCTTTGAACGGATGTATCAATGCGACCATTCCCGGGCTGCCAAGGGGAACGGGTTGGGACTCTCTATTGCAAAGGAATTGGTGAGCGTCCATAAAGGAACTATTACAGCGGCCAGCATTCCCGGAGCCGGAACAACATTTACAATCATGCTTCCGAAAGCCCTGTGATAGCGCAGGGCTTTCTTGCTATCTAAACAAGGTTAAAACAAGATTTCGGCAAGGTTATGGCAAGGTTTGCGTTTTATAATTGGAACCATGAAAGGAGGAAACCGTATGACGATTATTACAACTGAAATCCAGAAATGGAAACGGAATAAAATTGTCTGGTGCATTTTGGCTCTAACACTTCTGCTTGGAGCGTTTGCGATTGAAAGGGCTTGCAGCATTTCAAGGAGCAGTCCCTTTATGGATAGTTTTGGCGACCTTTACACACTGGCCTTTAAGAATCTGTCCAGCCTGTTTCTGCCGATTGTGCTGGGAATGTTTGCAACGACACTGTTTTTCGATGAACACAAAAATGACACGATGAAAGAACTGCTTATCATCCCTATTACAAAAGCACAGCTATACTTTTCAAAAGTCGCTGTGGTTATTCTGATGTCCGTAGGACTGTGCCTGATTACTTTTCTTTTGTGTGTTGTCGGTGGGCTGATTGCCGGAGGCTTTCCCGATCTGAACGCCCAAACACTGATGGACGCTGGTCTTTTGTATCTAGCAGGTGGTATTCTGATTCCCATAGCCATGCTTCCGATTGTGTTTCTTTCCACGCTGTCAAAGGGATATATCCTGCCCATTGGCGCAACGCTGCTTTATCTGATTCCCGTAGTCATTGCCCCGGCTTATCTTACGGGAATACACCCGCTGGCAAGCGTGATGGGGATTTATCCCCATATTTCCGAAGCGGCCGCAGCTATGGTAGAAAGCCTGATGCAAGGCGTTTTATTCAATACTTCGCCGCTTGTTTGTGTCGGTTCGCTGCTCTTGATCGGTGCTACATTTGCCGCCGCATCCGTAGTGGCTCTAAAAAAGCAATCTTACTGAAAGGAAAGACCTATGAAACGATTGAGTTGTTTATTACTCGGTATTCTGCTTGTTTTTTCTCTTTGTGCCTGCCAGCAGGCCGCTCCATCTTCCGGCGAGGCTCCCGACCAACAGGCCATTACGGAAGAAGCAACCGAATACTTTAACCAAATGATGGATGGAGATTTTGAAACTTTCTTCAATGCGTTGCCGCAGGGCGTACAGGACAATATTTCTGCGGAGACGATACAGGAAACATGGGAAGAAGAAGTCGATAAGCTGGGCGGGCTGCCGGAGAACACTTCCCCGGATGTGTCCTGCTATGTGCCGGAACACTCTGACCAAATCCGTGTTGAATTTGTCATTCCTTGTGACAAAGGCAATTTCAAAGTATTCATCAACTATTTCCCGGATGGCAGCCTTTACAACTATGTTATCTGGAAGAACGAAACAAAATGAGAAAGCGAGGCATTTTTATGAGTGATCTTGTGATTGAAACCAAAAAGCTGACAAAGATTTACGGGGAACAAACTGCCGTTAATTCTGTGAATCTTCATGTAAAACCGGGCCGGATTTATGGACTTTTAGGACGCAACGGAGCCGGTAAAACCACAATTATGAAAATGATTTTGGGCCTTACACCAATCACTTCCGGCGAAGTAGATGTGTTCGGACAGAACATCAAAGGCCATGAGAAACGCATTTATCCCCGTATTGGAGCCATCATCGAAACTCCCGGTTTTTATCCGAATCTGACCGGCACAGAAAACCTTGAAATTTTTGCGAAGTTACGAGGGACACCCCAGCCCAATGCCGTCAAGAACGCGCTGGAAGTTGTGGGATTGCCCTACAAGGACAAAAAGCTGTTCAGTAAGTATTCCCTCGGCATGAAGCAGCGCCTCGGTATTGCCAACGCTATTCTGCATGACCCGGAGCTTTTGATTTTGGACGAGCCGACCAATGGACTTGACCCTATCGGTATAGCCGAAGTGAGGAACTTTATTAAGAATTTAAGTGTGGAGCGTGGCAAAACCATCCTAATTTCCAGCCATATACTTTCCGAAATTTCACTGTTGGCAGATGACATAGGCATTATCGACCACGGGGTTCTGCTGGAAGAAAGCAGCATGGAAGAATTAGAAAAGAAAAATCGGAAATACATCCAGCTTCAAGTGTCGGATATTCCAAAAGCCTCTTTAATTTTGGAAAGGCAATTCCATGTGACCGATTATGCGGTGCAGGACGAACACAACCTGCGGCTTTATGACACCGCACTGGATATGGCGGCAATCAACAAGGCCCTTGTGGTGCAGGATGTAGCTGTTATCAGCTCCCAAATCTGCAATGATACCCTTGAGGATTATTTCAAACAGATCACAGGGGGAGAGGGAATTGCTTAAACTGATACAAGTTGAATTTCTAAAACTGCGCCGGAGAAAGTTTATCTGGCTCATGCTGCTGGCGGCGCTCTTTATGCCACTGGCTGCCGTATTTTACTTTTCAAGTGTCAAAGGAACCGGTGTGGACCCCATTATGTTTTACAAATGGACAGCGTTCAGCTATACCCCGTGGATCATCCTACCGGTAGTGCTGGGGATGTTGTGTACCATGCTGATGTATAACGAAAACCAGTATGATATGCTCAAACAGCTTTGGATTGTACCGGTCAATAAAATGGCATACTTTTTCAGCAAGTTTGCTGTGGTGCTGGTGTATTCCATTTGCTTTATGCTAGTTACCGCAACGGCGTCCATTCTGACCGGCATACTATCCGGTTATATTCCCTTTGACAGTGAAAGTGTCCTTTATCTTTTGCGGAAGTGTATGGAAATTTCTCTGTTGACCGCCTTTGCGGTGTTACCAGTACTGGCGGTTGCCGCAGCGCAAAAGGGCTATATTCTCCCTGTTTGCCTGACGCTGATTTATACATTCCTCGGCTTTATCCTCTTGATGGTGAATATGTACCTACATCCGCTGTCCAGTATGACCGCTATTGTTATGTATGATATTCCGGGTGTTGTATTCGATCAGCCATTAAATATTCCAGCCGCATTTCTGTGTATTGGTGTATGGGCTGCTGCTTCGGCTGTATTGGCGAATGTGGCATTGGTTCGGAGAAAGTGAGGTGCAAAAAATGATGAAAGATTTGCTTTGGGCGGAGAGCCAGAAACTCCACCGTTCCAAAATACTCTGGATTGCTGGGTTTGCAACAGTCATGGTAGGGTTGATCGTCTTTGCACAGGGACAGTTTACATTCTATGACCGCCGATATATTGACGGGGCTGGATGGTTTATGACAGCGGCCCAATCCCTTGCTACCTTTTATGTTCTGCCTGCTGTAATTGCCCTATTGGGAAGTTATATGATTTGCCGGGAGGAACAGGAGGATACCTTAAAATCTCTGCGGCTCATTCCCGTAGATGAAGTGAAACTGACACTTGCCAAAATGATACTTGCCTTTGTGTTCAGCGTTCTGATTTACCTTTTACTTTTTGCAATTACCTTTCTTGTCGAGGCAGTTTTGCATTTAGAAGCACTTTCCGTTGGCCTTGTGTTAGAAAATCTGAAAATATATTTTCTGGATGGGGTAGGCGTATTCTTTGCAATTTCGCCTATTATCGCTCTGGTAGCGCGGATGAAAAAGGGGTATTGGCTGGCTCTGGTATTTGCAGAAATATATTCGTTTGCTGGATTATTTGCGAGTATGTCCCAGCAGTTAAAGATGGTATATCCCATGACAGCCGTTTTCAATATCTCTGGTTATTATAATGCAAATATGTTTCAGGTTTTAATCGGCGTTGTAATTCTGATGGTTTGTGTGATTTTGTCATTGTTAATTTTGAAAGGATTGAACCGCAAGACTAAATAAATGCAATATATCTAATAACCTGCCGGGCGACGGCAAAAGAAAAAAAGCCGTCGCACAGCAGTCTTTTGACACGCCCATACAATCGGCGGCTTTGAACAATCAAGGCCGCCGCTTTCTTTATGTCTGGAGGAGAGTGATACCAGGACCGGCGGCCCAGGGAGGGAGCCGCCGTGAGAGCAGTAAGATGTAGTTTATCAAAAAAAGCCTTGCTTGCGCCTCGGCTCTTTCCGCTCCTCCACCGGTATTATCCTGCCGGTTAATCGGCAGTCACAAAAGAAATGAACTTGACGCCAGTTTCCCACTTCGGGAGACTGGCGTTTTTGTTTGTCGTTTTTTGTGGAATGGCCCCGAATTGTGCCGGTGCCGTTCTCCGCCCCATTTCGGCTCACCCGTCAACTGGACCCGTGAACCGAAATGGAGGTACATAATGCAAAAAATCAATCTTCGGGAGCTGTATCCCGAAATTTATAAAACGGACACCTATCTGGAAGTAACCGATGAAGTGCAGGCGGTGTTCTTGGCCGACAAACGAGCGGAAGCACGCTACCTGCGGCAGATGTATAACTACAAAGCGCACTACTCCCTGAACTGCGACAACGGAATTGAAAAGGCCATTGTGCAGCACCCGCCGACCCCGGAAGAAATCCTGGAGAACCAGCAGCTCCGCGATCAGCTCTACGCTGCGGTGATGGAGCTGCCGGACAAGCAGGCCAAGTGGATTTATGCCCGGTTTTACCTGGGCATGACCGTCAAGGAAATTGCCCAGGCGGAAAGTGTTGATCTCAGCTGGGTGTATAAGAGCATTAAGCGCGGTTTGAAGCGCCTGGGAAAAAATTTCAAAAACTTTAATTAACATGGCCAAAATGTCGGCGTTTTCTTCACTACCATTAGAAGGACAACTTTTCACCTTCATTGGTACATTGACAACCGAATAGACGGCATTTCTGGTACATAGCCCATGTACGAGCGAATCAGGCGCGCCGCCAAGAAGGACAAGCCAAGGAGGTGATGAACCGGTTGTCCTGAGCGATCAACGCAAGCCTGAAACCCGGAGGTGGCACTTCGGGTCGCGGTGACTGCATGGGGGCTTAAAGATACTTCCTCACGGCCTCCTAAAGACTTGGGGGGAACCCTGCGGCGCACGAGTAAAACAACGCTGCGGAGTTATGACAGCCGCGCCAGCGGAGACCAGGAATGTCCCTATCGTCAGGGGCGCGTGGCAAATGTGACGAAAGCAACGGATATAATCTGAAAGGCTGCGTCCATTTGCTGTTAGCAACAACAAGGCATCATTTGGGTGCAGTCCTTTCTTTTCAAAGTCAGATACCATGAGCTGGCAGCTCTGGTTGCCAGCTCATTCATGTGATTTTGAAACCGACTTCAAAGAAAGGAGAACTCTTATGAGCCAGTTGACGCAATGCTGTCCACAAACAACAACCGATGAATTGGTTGACATCCGTGAAGTCACGGTGGATAAAGACCTCCCCAAAGAGGAACGGATCGCGGCCTTTCTTCACCAGATCAAAAACCCCTATCGCTTTCGCTGCGGCGATTTTGTGGTAAACGCCGCATTTGCCAGCAATGGGGTCACATTGGAGGAGTGCCTGCAAGGGATTTTAAGGTAATCGACATCCTCGCTCTTTTTCCAAAAGCGTGCTACGATGTGTATGGAAAAGGATGAAAACTGAAAGCCTCGAAATCCACTCTTTTCTTGCGGGAGCTTCCGGGAGGAAAGGAGTGCTTTTTCATGCCAAAATATCAGGCAACAGCTTACATTCGTCTGTCTTACACAGATGATCGCTCCAGCGAGAGCGACAGCGTTACCAACCAGCGGAAGCTGATTGAGAACTTCATTGAACGAAACCCGGACATCCAAATCGTATCCGAAAAAATCGACGATGGTTACAGCGGTATCATTTTTGACCGTCCGGCGTTTAAGGAAATGATGCAGGACATCACCGATGGCAAGATCAACTGCGTCATTGTAAAGGACCTCTCCCGCCTGGGACGAGAGTACATTGAAACCGGACGCTACCTGCGCCGGGTGTTCCCCACTTATGGGGTTCGTTTTATTGCCATCACGGATAACATCGACACAGCCCATGAAGGCAGCGGTGACGATCTGACCGTATCCGTCAAGAACATTATGAACGAAGCCTACTGCCGGGACATTTCCATCAAGACCCGTACCTCTTTGGATATAAAGCGGCGTAATGGAGATTTTGTTGGAGCCTTTCCCGTTTACGGCTATATGAAATCCGAGGAAAACAAAAATCTGCTTGTACCTGACCCGTATGCTTCCCGCGTTGTCCGGGACATCTTCCGTATGCGCCTGGACGGGACAAGCGCCCTGCGGATCGCCACCGTGCTGAACGAAATGGGCATTCTCTCCCCCCTGGCCTATAAGAAAAATAATGGTGTCCCCTATGCCAAACACGGCTATGCCGACAAAGAGGATTGCAAATGGTCTGCTACAACGATCATCCGCATTTTGCAGGATGAAACCTATATCGGCACATTGGTACAGGGGAAGCAAGGCACCCCACACTACAAAATCAAGCAGATGGAGCAGCGGCCATCCTCTGAATGGATTCGCGTCCCTGACGCCCATGAGCCGCTGATTGCCAAACAGGATTTTGAGCTGGTCCAGCGTATCCGCAGACTGGATACCCGGACTTCTCCCAAACAGGATACGGTGTATCTGTTTTCCGGCGTTTTGATCTGCGGCTGCTGTGGGAGCCGCATGACGCGGAAAACGAACCGGGTCAAGGGCAAGGAATACCACTATTATTATTGCCCCACCGGGAAAAAGCATGGCTGCGCCAACCCGGTAATGCTCAAGGAAAGTGATCTTGTAGAGTGCGTCAAGGACAGTCTGAAAGGCTACATCGACAATGTGAGCTGTCTGCAAGCTATCCTGGACGGTATCGACCAGAGCAGCATCAATCAGGCGCTTGCCAATGAATACGCCTCCCACATCGCCGCCAATGAGCAGCAGGTGGAGCAGGCGCTTGAATTTAAGGCCCGGCTGTATGAAAGCCTGATTACCGGCACCATCAGCAAAGAGGAATATACCGACTATAAGGCCAAATACACGAGGATTGCGGAAAATGCAAAAGAGGGTATTCGGGTCTTAAAGGAAAAGCTGGCTGATGTTCTGGAAAACCGGAGTGAACGGAACCGCTGGATTTCCCACTTCACACAGTTTTCTACGATGGAGACCCTGGATCGCAAAGCTGTGGTTCACATGATACAGAGTATCAAGGTGATTGGAAAAAAGGAATTGGAGATCACCTTTACATATCAGGACGAATATCAGAAAGCGATCCAGCTGATTCAGCTGGCAGAGCAAACAAGCCAAAGAAAGGTGGGATGATTTGTGGCAAGAAAAAGCAGAAAGGAAACTGTGGTGCTTCCTGCACCGGAGATGGATACTACTTGCCGCGCCGGAGTTTATGTGCGGCTTTCCGTTGAGGATAAGCATACCCGTACTGCCTCTATTGAAACCCAGCAGCTGATTATCGCCCGGTATCTGGAGCAGAACCCGGAGATTATTGTGGTACAGACCTACATTGACAATGGCGCAACGGGTACGAACTTCCACCGCCCCGGCTTCCAGCAGATGCTCTCCGATATTGAAGCGGGTCTTATCAACTGCGTCATTGTAAAGGACCTCTCTCGCCTGGGGCGAAATGTCATAGACACCGGCTACTATATCGAGCGTTACTTTCCCATGCAGAAAGTCCGCTTTATTGCCGTGAATGACCGCTACGATTCTTCTTCCCCGGATAATGCCCATGATGGTATCATCATCCCGCTGCGGAACATGATTAACGAAGCCTATGCGATGGATATTGCCAGAAAAATCAAAGCCCAGCAACGGCAGGCCATGAAAGACGGCAAGTATGTTGGCGGGCGTACACCCTATGGATATTTGAAGGCTCCTGATGACTGCCACCAGCTGATCGTTGACCCGGTGGCTGCCGAGGTAGTCAAAACCATGTTCCAATGGGCCGCCGAGGGCGCAGGATTAAACACCATAGCAGTACGCTTGAACGAGGCCGGGTATCTCTCTCCCAGCCACTACAAGAGGACCTTGGGAGAGATCACCCATGAGAATTTGGTGGGCAATGGGCATTGGCAAACCCGCACCGTTGCCAAAATTCTTCGCGCAGAGGTTTATACCGGCGATCTGGTGCAAGGGGTATCTAAAATCATCGACCACAAGCAGGTCAGAGCCAACGCCGATGAATGGACAACGGTACGCGGCACCCATGAAGCCATCATCAGCCGGGAGCTGTTTGCTGCTGTTCAGAAAGCGTTGGACCAGGCTGCACAGCAGGCAAAAGACAGGGAGATCCATTCCTGGTCCCCCAATCTTTTGAAAGGCAAAATCTTCTGCGCCCACTGCGGACGCAGCCTTCACCGACAGAAATGCGCCCGCAGAAAGTCACAGGAGGTATATGTCTACCACTGTATCAGCAACAACCGTATCAAAAAGGGCGTTTGTCCTGGTGCATTTATCTTTGAAAAAGAGCTACTGGACGCCCTGGCCGATATGATACAGGAGCAGCTTGATACCACGCTGGGACAATACTCTCTCGGTCTGGAAAACCTCTCCAAAGAAGCCGAGGAACAGAAAAACATACAGGCTAAAATCGCCAGCCGGAAACAGGAAATCCAACAGCTGCGAACCTATCAGCGTGGATTGTATGAGGGCCTGATCCAGAACCATCTGTCAAAAGACGAGTATTTTACCTTCAAAGAAAAATACGAAGCCAAAATCGAGGCCATTAGCAAGGAAATTGAACAGCTGAAAGCAGGGCTTGCAATCATCGCCAAGCAGCTGGAACAGTACAAAATGCTGTCCCAGGATGCACAGCATATCAAGGAAGATCGCCAGCTGACGGCAGCCCTGATTGACCGCCTGATTGATCGTGTAGATGTCTCAAGAGAAAAGCGGATTACGGTTCGTTTCCGCTTCCAAAGCGAATTTGAGCATTGCGAGGAGGTGCTGAGCCAGTGCAGAAATATGTGATTGCCCTTTATATCCGCCTTTCTCTGGAGGATTATAAATACGACAGTATGAGCATTGAAAACCAGCACCTTGCGCTGAACGAATTTGTTTCGTCCATGCCGGAGTCCGCCAATGCAGAAGTTCTTGAATTTATCGAAAACGGGTATAGCGGGACAAACTTTGAACGGCCCAAAGTCCAGGAGCTGATTGAGATGGTGCGGGCAAATAAGATTGACTGCATCATCGTAAAAGACTTTTCCCGGTTTGGCCGAAACAGCATTGAGACTGGCTATTTCATTGAGCGTGTGTTCCCTCTATTTCACACCCGATTCATTTCCATCAACGATGATTTTGACAGCGATCAGCACAAGGGCGATACCGGCGGTATGGATGTGGCTTTCAAGTATCTGATCAGCGAGTATTACAGCCGCGATATGTCCATCAAGACCAAAAGCGCCAAGTACGCCAAAATGCAGCGCGGTGAATACCAGAGCAAAGTTTGCCCTTACGGGTATCGCAAAAGCGCCGATGGCAGAATGGAACCGAACCCGGAAACCGCTGCTGTGGTACAGCTCATTTTCCAACTTGCCGCAACCGGAATTGGAGCGGCAGCCGTTACCAGGGAACTCTTTAAGCGAGGCATACCGACCCCCGGAGAATACAAAGCAACTCATGGGCAGCAGTACCACGATGTCTCACGCTCCCGTGGACGCTGGAGCAGTTCTACGGTTCTCCGTATCCTGGAGGATGAACGCTATATCGGCTCCTATGTCATCGGGCGTCGTGCGGTTATTGAAGTGGGCGGCACACGAAGCCGCAGGAAGGACCGAGACAAATGGTTCATTATTCCCGACCATCATCCGGCAATCGTTGATAAAGAACTATTTGAAAAGGTGCAGGCTGTGCAGCGCCGGTTTTCCTTGCCGACCAGGAAAACCAGGGAGTACCCACTGAAAGGCAAGGTCTATTGTGGCTGCTGCGATCATGCACTCTCCCGCATCGCCCAAAAGAGACCGTTTTATATGTGCCGCCATTCTACCGCTGATGTGAACAGTCGCTGCCGCGATGTCCGGGCAGATGTTGCTGGGCTGGAAGAAGCCGTCCTCCTCACTTTGAAAAAGCAGCTGGAAGTCCTGCTGCCCGTACATGAGGACGGCACCATTCACCTGGAGGCCACCGCTGCCAAATGCTCCGAGTATGAGAAGCAGCTGGAAGTTCTGAAGGACGAGAAGCAAGCTCTCTTTGAACGGTATCTCTTGGGGCAGATCGAGCTGGACACATATAAATCGGAGAAAGCAGTTTATGACGCAGAAATACTGAAAGTCAAAAATGCCTATGCTGCTGTCACCACCCAGGCAAAGCTGAAGCGAGAAGAACAGGCCCGCCAAAGCAGCCGACAAGAAATCGTTCACTCGATTGAAGAAGCGGATGTGCTGACCTTCGAGCTGACCGATCTGCTGATCGAAAAGGTGTATGTATTCCCCGACAACCGCATTGAGATTGTTTACAAAGTCCATGACCTCTTTGAATAATTGAAGGTACAAAAACGGAAAACCCAGGCTATCAAATCTATCTTGGTAGCTTGGGTTTTCTGCTTTTCAGAATTATATTTTTTTGTCGTGTGCTTGACATACGGGTGGCGCAAGTCGTGGAATCGGATCCTGCGCAGACCGTTCTCTTTCAGCAACTGTGGAAAGCCTGTCGTCACGGAATCCGGCTGGATCAGGTTGCCCATTGCATCTACGAATACATATCCAAGGTAC